ATAGAATTAGATGATTATTTTAAATATAGTGGTGAAGTAGAGCCTACCCGAGTATTAATTACTCGTTATAAATATAATTACAACACTAGGTGTAATGATTTATGCGAGCACTATATAAAAAAAGAAGATTATGAAAAATTATGGGAAAAATATAAGAGCAAGTCAGGTAGATTCGCTGAAGAAGTTGACTCCTTCTATTGGCATGAAGCAGAAGACAGTCTACGGAGCAATTAAAACTGCTAATCCAGCTACAAATAGAAATATAGCTAAGGTTTTAGGTTGGGATATAAACAGAGTTACAGGTCGTGTCACAGAACTTGTTAGTAAAGGTATGGTTAGATCTAATGGTACATACTTTGACAAAGATACAAATAGAACAGTAACGTTATGGGAGGCAGTGTGACTAAAAAGATTAACCAAATAAGAGACAAAGAGCAAAGAAACGCTCTAAATAGCTGGGCTAAGCAAAACTATATTGGCTCTGTTATAGCAGGTACAGGCTTTGGTAAATCTAGAGTTGGTGTTTTAGCTGTCAATCATGCACTTAAAGATGGTGGCAGAGCATTAATACTTGTACCTACAGTTCAACTGCAAGAACAATTTAAAGAAGAGTTTTTAAAATGGGGGCTAGAACATTGTCTAGACTTTACAGATGTATTGTGTTATCAGACTGCTTATAAAATGGCTGGTGAGCACTATACTATTGTGATTTGTGACGAAGTTCACCTAGGATTGAGTCCTGAATACAGGAAATTCTTTAAATATAATAGCTATGATTATCTATTGTGTATGACTGCTACACCACCTGAAGAGGCAGAATATAAAGAAATTTTGTATAAATTGGCACCAATTGCCTATTCTATTACTTTAGATAGGTGTGTTAAACTAGGGATAGTCAGTCCTTACAAGATTACATGTGTTCCAGTCAAATTAACCAAGAAAGAGCAAGATAGTTATAAAAAAATTAACAATAAATTTTTATACTATAAATATAGCCTTGGTCAATTTGATGCTTTTAATGAGGCAAAACGCATATTAAAAGACAATAGCGCATCTCCTGCACAGAAGCAGGCTGCTGTACAATTTTACAGATGTATTAGAGAACGTAAGAAAATTGTAGACTTTGCATCTAATAAGATAAAGAAGTTTCAGCAGATATTTGCAAAGAAAAAAGACAATAAGATCTTGGTTTTCAGTGGTGCAAATAGCTTTACAGATGAGCTCTGTGAGTCTATTTCTCCTTTTGCGCTGTCTTACCATTCTAAGAAGACTAAAAAGCAAAGAGACGAAGCCTTAGAGGCATTTAAGACAAACAAAATCAGTGTGTTATGCTCTACTAAAGCTTTGAATCAAGGTTTTGATGTGCCTGACGCTAATATGGGGATTATATGTGGGATTACTAGTAAGTCACTCCCTATGATCCAGCGTGTAGGTAGGCTGATTAGATTTCAAGAGAATAAAGTAGGTGAAATTATTATCTTGTATGTAAAAGACAGTCAGGAAGAAAAATGGCTAAAAAATGCAGTTAAAAGTTTGAATAATATAGTATGGAAAAAATAATGTTTAAAATATTTGTATACTATGTAAATTGTTATTATATTTGCACTAGATTAAAATGTGAATATAATAAATTCTTTTATAAATTTTACTGCCATGAAAATTGATATAGATTTTGAAATACTGATGGAGACTAACATGTCTGCAGATGATTTTACTTATCTGTATCTACTATATAAGAAAGAATATAGTTATATACCCAATCTTAATCTTAAACCAAATTTAGACAAATTACAGGAAGCGGGATATATTAAGTTAGGCGAATCGTCTGATCAACACGTTGTTAGACAAGAGTTTATAGATCTTTTCTCTAATGACTTTGATCAGATGTTTGCTGAGCTTATATCTACATATCCTATGAAAGTAACTACGTCTAATAAAGGAGTTAGAGTGTTGCATGCTAAGGATCCAGATGCTAAAGCTAATCTGAAATGCAAACTAAGGTATAAAAGAATAGTTGGTGACAAGAAGTATAAACATAAGCATATAATGCAGTGTTTAGATAACCAGCTAAAGATAGAAAGAAACAACCTTGGGTATTTACAGAATTTAGAAACTTGGATTAATAACCATACTTGGGAAAAGTATGAAAACTTAGATGAACATGACACACGAGAAACTACCACACGGATTACAAGATCCCTTTAAACAAAACGGCTTTAAGAGTATAAAACAGTCAGTATCTGCGTCTTTGACAGAGATTAGGACTGGTATGTACGGTAAAAGACGTGTATACCCCACTAAATGGGGGAGATTAAATACTAATTTACTAGGAGGTTTACAGCCTGGTAAGATGTATGTTGTTGCTGGACGACCTGGTGTAGGTAAGTCAGCATTTAGTAATCAAATGATCTTTGACTTACTGGACAATAATAAAGATAAGCAATTAACTGTATTGTATTGGAGCTTTGAGATGCCTGGCTATCAGCAGATACTGAGGGCTGGTGCAAAAGGAGCTAACAAGCAAGTCAGTGAATTATTATCTGTAAAAGAAACTCTACAACAAGCTGAGTATGAGAAGTATAGAGATGAAGTTATTAAGTATAATGACTATCCTATATACTTTAACAACATACCTAGAGATATAGAGTTTATTAAGAAGGCAAATATAGATGTAACAAACAAACATCCTGATACTACTATTATAAATGTGTTTGACCATTCTAGATTAATACTTAGTGGTAAAGATCAAGAATTGCAAAAACTAAATGAGGTTAGTAAAGGATGCATGTGGTTACAAGCTAAGATAGGATGTATAAATATACTATTATCACAGCTAAATCGTAACATAGAGCAAGAACACCGTGCTAAGGCGCAGTATCAGCCATTACTTACAGATTTATTTGGTGGTGACAGTATAGGTCAGGATGCACATGTAGTATTAATGCTACAAAGGCCTAACGATTTGTATGGTATTACCGATGCATATTGTGGAGAAAGTCCTATCAAACTGCTGGCGTGTCATGTAGAGAAAAACCGTGATGGTTTACTAGGTATGATACCGTATGAAGCAGAGATGTCAACATTTACTATTAACGAAAGAATAAAATAATGTTTAAAAAAATATTTAACCTATTTATAGGAGAAGAAAATCAAAATAAAAAACTAATTAGAAATATAGAAAGCTATGAGCAAAAAGAGAAAGCTAAACAGCAAAAATCCAAAGTACTGGCCAAAGGACAGACGAGAAGGACCAAAAGTAAAAAATAGAGTATTAATGTGTACTACACACCATGGATGTAAAGTTTATGGGATATGGTACGAAAACGAGTAAATATGGAATTACCAAAAACAAAGGTAAAGGCTAGCCGTAAATCGCCTAAAAACATGATAATATATGGTCCACCAAAGATTGGTAAGACTACAGTACTATCACAACTAGATAATTGTTTAATTATAGATCTCGAGGATGGTTCTGATATGGTTGATGCTTTAAAAGTTAAAGTAACTAACCTTAAAGAGCTAGCTAATATAGGTAGAGAGATACTTAAACAAGAGAAGCCATATAAATATGTTGCTATTGACACTATATCTAAACTAGAGGAGTGGTGTGAGGAAGAAGGTAAGCAGATTTATATGAAGACACCTATGGGTAAGAACTTTGAGACTAAAAACCCTGGTATGTCTATTTTGTCATTGCCTAATGGCGCAGGTTATTTATATTTGCGGATGGCATACAAAAAGTGGATTGATAGATTAAATTTACTTGCTGATAGAATTATACTAGTAGGTCACTTAAAAGATAAGATGCTAGAAAAGAAAGGTAAAGAAGTATCTGTCAAAGATCTAGACTTAACAGGTAAGATAAAACAGATTACATGCGCTAATGCAGATGCTGTTGGTTATATATATAGAGAAGGAAATGAGACTATGGTATCATTTAATTCTCTAGATGATGTAACTGCAGGTTCACGTTGCGCACACCTAAAAGGCCAGACTATGCCTATGAAATGGTCAGAAATATATATAGATTAATAACCAATTAAACACAAAAAAATGATTGAAATGAGAAAAACCCCAGAGACAGGAGTAAAGACTCCTCCAAAAATTTCCGTAATGCAGATTGATCAAGATCTTAAGGACGGTATTAGTAAGTCAGAAATGGCAAAAAAGTATAACATTAAACCATGGGAAGTGGACGAGATGTTTAAGCATCCTTTCTTACAAGGTAGAAGACCTAGTAGAAAAAAAGCTTTATCTTTTACTTTTGTAGATGATCATACAGGCAAACATCAAGTGATGCCTTTAACTACCACTGTTAGACCAGATGAAGTAGAAGAAGTAGAACAAGTAGATCCTAATCAAATAACTCTAGAGCAAGCTATAGACAACGCTATAGATAGTGCTGAAGAAGCTAGACAAGAGTTACAGGATGCAGAAGCAGCTATAACTGAGATGCTGAGTCCTACAGAGTTTGCTACTCCTGAGCAGGAGGTAGTTAGAGCTTTGACTGACTCAACTGAGGATGTAGAAGAAGATCGTAACGATTTAGACTATGCAAATACAGAGCTAAATGAAGAAGAACTAGAAGAAGACGATACAACGTTTGAATTATAATTAATAACCAATAAAAATCAATAAAAATGGCAATACAAAGTAATGCAAGTACCCAAGAGGTAGTAGGAGGAATAAAAGTTTATTCTGGCCTAACAAATGTAAAAGTTTTAGCAGTAAATCCAACAATGGCAGAGTTACACGCTATGGATATAAATGTTAAACAAGAACCTAACTATAAAGTGTCGTTTAGTGACCAAGATTACAATAAAGTTGTATTCTGGTTAGCTAACGAAGATGGTAACTTTAAATTAGAAATACTAATGGCTAGTAACTTTAGAGTTTCACAGGCCGGTAAACACCAATGGATTAATGCTACTGGTCAATCTACATGGTCTGAAGAGGCTCCTAGTTATGAGTGGTGGAAAGCAGATGGTCAAAGAAAAGCATATATAGGTGAGGAAACTCTAATTAATTTTGTAAAAGCATGGGCTAATGTAGCTAATGGTGATGAAGTATCTTTTGATACTATTAATGCTATTGCTTCTGGTGATGTAACAGAAATTAAAGAGCTAGTTAAAGTATTAACTAATAACGAAGTTAGAGTTCTTGTAGGTGTAAAAGACGATAAGTATCAGCAAGTGTATACTAAATATTTCGGTAGAGTAAAACCTCAAAGAAATGATTTATTTGTAAAAGCACTTAATGATGACTATGGTTCTTTTAATGCAGATTTTAATGCTGACTTAGTATGGGGCACACATAAACCAACTAGTGAGTTAATTTCTCCTGATGCACCAGCAGAAGATGAAGACTGGACTGCAGAACCTGCAATGGCTAGCACAGAAAAAGGCGAAGACTTGCCGTTCTAATGGCAATTAAGAGCCGAAGAAGCGAGGATCATTTACACACGGATGTCATACTTGGTAAAATTACTGAGTATGACATTTTTGTGTATTATTGTCCTAGCTTTAAAGAACTTGGTAAGAAGTTTAAAAGTGACTTACGGACAGATAATTCTCCAACAGTTTCTATAGTACCTTACAACGGTAAGTTATTGTACAAAGACTTCGGTAATCCTGATCACACTTTTGACTGCTTTAACTATGTTAGATATAAGTATGCATGTTCTTTTATAGGTGCTCTAAGAATTATAGACTGCGACTTTAATTTAGGACTAGGTTCTAAAACAGACGCTATTAAATTTACAATGGGCTATATGGCCTATAGACAAGACAAAACCCCAAAACTAATAAAGCCTGAGATAATTATCAGGAAGAAAAGACGACAATGGACAAAGGCAGATGCGAACTTTTGGTCTCAATATTTGGTTAGTAGAAAATTATTGATTAAGTTTGCTGTCGAACCAATAAGTCACTTCTGGGTTAACAGTTCTAGATTTAGCTGTAAATCAATTAGTTATGCTTTTCGATTCAATAATAGGTATAAAATCTATTCTCCTTATGATGAACAAAATAAATGGTTGAGCAACACAAAAAAGACAGACGTGCAAGGCTATAACCAACTCCCAAATAAAGGTGAGAGGCTAATCATCACATCATCTCTTAAAGATGTTATATGTTTACATGCTGCAGGCTACAATTCGATTGCTATGCAAAGCGAAATGCAATTACCTTCAGATAAACTAATAAGTGAGCTAAAACAAAGATTTACTACAGTAGAAATTTTATACGATAATGATTTTGATAAAGCAAATAATCCTGGCCAGGTAATGGCTAAGAAAATTTGTGACTTATATGGTTTTAATAATATCTGTTTACCAGCTAAATATAAATCTAAAGATCCATCAGATTTAGTTAGTAAAACAGGTAGTTTTAATGAATTAAAAACTATATTAAATGAGACGAGATGAAATTATTGAAAAATTTAGAACACGGAAAGGCTTTTTAAAGAAAGGGGCACAATGGCTTGCCGACAAATGGGACGTAGACATAGCTATTATTAAAGATTGTAAAAAGATTGTAACTTCTGAAGAGTGGGTACAAGAGCGCATGAATAATGATAATGGTCATGACCTTAGTACAAGTCAAGCTTTTCAAAAACATTTGTTAGATAACGGATTAACAATGGCGGATGTAAAGTCTGTTAAATTTTGGCAAAACTTTAGTGGTGAACAGAGATATAGTATAG